CTTGAAGAATATAATTGTGTGGCTAATTCAGCTCTATTTTGTGAATTTTTTAAACTTGACTTGAATTTTTCAACTTCTGTTTTCTGTTTTAAATGTAAATTCTCTCTATCAGTAGTTTGTTTATCTCCCGATAGTTGTTTTAATTGTTGTGTTAATTGTTCTACTTGTTGTTTAAGTGTATTTATTTCAGAGAATCTTTGTAATACACCTTCAGTATCAACTATTTCAGTTTTCTTTAGAACTTCTACTTGGTCAATTAAACCCATTTTAAACATTTCTACATAATATTCAAATTGCGCCCATCTATTAGATGGAAGCATTGAACCTGATACTACTACTACATCATATTTCCCTATAGTAACATCATTTAATCTTCCTTTAATCATATTTGAATAATCATCAAATATAGGCATATTAATTTGTGTTGTGATTACTGAAGAATCAGGTTGTATTAATCTAACAGCTTTATATTCAGTATAATATGCTTGAATCATTTCAATAATAACTTTACAAAAATGATTTAATGCACTCTCAATATCATCTTTCTTAGATTTAATTCTTCTTTGTCCAAATTCATCTAATGCCATTGTACCTTTATAAGTAGCTGGAGCATTACTATTATCTCCCTGCATTAACGGATAAATACCTAATATTTCTTGTATATCTGCTCTTGCCTTCTCTTCATTATGATATAATTCATTAGGTAAAGGAGATGGAGATGCTTGTACAGGAACACCTAATTCAGCATCATATTCACCAATATATGTACCTGCCCGATTCATTCCTTCTTCTAAATCTTTTCTGTTAATAGAACCTCTTGGTAACCACCATTTAGTATTAACAGAATTAGAAGTATGTGCGACAATCAAACTTCTTATTTTATTAATATATTCTTGTAATGGTCTTACATGACGAACATCACTCATAGGATAAGGATTTCTATTCCAATGATTAGGTAAAATAAAAAAAGGATATTCTGATAAAGGCATAATACCTTTATAGATTAATTTCTTCCCTAAACTTAATACTCTGTATATTTTATCTATTTTTACATTCTCTACAACAATAATACCTTCAGAAATAAGATTAGCTATAATTAATTCTTTTACTTCAGTAGTAGAATTAGGTATTTCTCCTTGAGAACCCTGTTCTGCTCCAGCCACTGGCTGAGGTTGCCCAGGTTGTCCTGTATTTGGGTCAACCAGTTGTACATAGTGAAATACATTAGATTTGAGTTGTTGTGTTAATGAGAGTAGTTCTTTTGCTTTTTCTTCAAGGAGTATGTTTTGGGATTGTATTGTGGTCACTATTGCAACTGGTTGATTTACCCATTCTTGAAATTCCCTTTCATCCATTACATGTTCTTTACCATTAGTATCAATGGCATGTGCTTCAATTTCTTGTATTTTGGTATATCTATCTATTCGTAAATATTTCTTATGATATTGATCATTTACTTCATCAATTATATTTTGATTAGTAATAGAACTTCTATAAGAACTATGCCTAGCACCATCATCTTGTTGTAGAGTAGAAAAATCTATATTATTATATTCTTTTTCAGCTTGTTCTTTTGTCAATACATCAGCTATAACAACATTAGCTGCGTCTCGCCAAAATATATCTTTACTATTTGGATCAGGATAAACATCTTTTGGATTAATAGATTTCCAAAAAATTTCTCCTTTACCAAAATCAGCTTGTGGATTATAATATGCTAATCCTATTCCTCTTCCTTCAACATAATAATCTTCAACACATTTTTTTAATTGTACACCCCCATAAGAAATATCCCAAATATAAGTAAGCAAATCAGAAAATACTTTCCCAGTCTTTGTATCAGAATCTTCTCTTCCAGTTGAACTAAATCTTGGTTTATTTGTAGTTAATAATGCTTTTGCTTGTTCTACGGTAGGTTTAATTACATTAATGACAATAGGAAATTGTTTTAATTTTTGTAATTCTTTTTTAGCCTTTTCTGTCCATTGATTCCCATTATAAAAATCTCTATCAAGAGTTGCTTGTTTTTCCCATTCAGATTGAGAAGAATAATACTCGTTGTATAATTCTTCATTAAGATTTACTTCATCAATTTCTTCTTTTTTATTGTCTAATATAAAATTTTGCTCTTCCATGGGAGATAAAATAATATTTCAATTTTATAAACACAATAAAAATTATACTTTACTATTAAAAATAATAGTACTTATACTAACATCCAATCAGTTCCATCAACATCATTATAAATTACTTCTGATGTTTTCCTTTTAATATTTATTTTTACTTCATGGTAAGGAGGATAAGCCCCTTTTTGAGCTAAATGATATCCATCCATTAAATCATCATAACTACTTCTTGGAAAAGTAAGAAATTCTTCTCTTATTTCTTTCATGTTTTCACCAAAATATACTTTCCTTTGAGCAAATCTTGGTTGTAAAGAAGCAAGTCTTAGTTCTTTTCTTGTAGTTGGTTTTTCTTTAATTTCTAATCCAGGAATATACATCCTTCTCCGCATTTCTTGTCGTAACATTTCTTGATATTGAGTTGATTCAATCCTTGTCTGAGTAGGTTTATATATTTTATAAAAATCTTCTATTGCATCAGCTAAATCTAATGGCGTTACTCTCTTTCTAAAATAAGGTAAAACATAAATGCATGATTCTTTATCTACAGCTAAAGGAACAATAGTACTAAAATCTCTTTTATTCTCAGTAGAAGAAGCTGGATCAATACCCATAAATATATTTACAGGTATTTTTCTTTTACTTTCATCTGAATGATTTTCATTTATTAAATAATGTTCTTCGTTTTCAATACTATGCATATAATGATGTACTTGAAAATATTCTTCTTTAAATAATTGAGAATCATCACCAATTATCTGACACATCCTTTCAGCATAAAATACGCTTAATCTTCCTATTGCTTCAAGACTTTTCTTTTCTTCTAATAAAGATTCTACTGTCTTAGCTTCAGGCCATAGTGATTCTGTATCATCATTAATTAAATAACTATATCTAATAGTTATCCAATTATCCATTTTTGATAATTGTTCTACTATACAGAGTTGATGTATAGGAGTTCCAATTACTACACATTTTTCATAACCATATTTAGTATCTAATGCTGGTAAAGCTCCTTTTAATAACCATAATAAATTACCATTCATAGCCTCTTGCGTTTTAGTATTATTTTCATCTTCTGGATCATCAAGACAAATAAATGTAGGACGTAATCCTTTATAATTTAAACCTCTAATAGGTTGTCCCATACCTTTTGCCATAATAATAGAATTATTGTTTAATACTATCATATCTTCTCTATAACTTATGGAATTTTGTCTCCCATGATACCCAAATAAAGTTCTAAATTCCATAGAATAATCAAGAATATCTTTGATAGCAGTAAGACAATTAATAGCATGGTCTCTTGTTTTAGATACAATAACAACAAATTTTCTATTAGTGCTATCTTCTACAAAAATATGATATAATGGATATAATTCTGCTAGTAATGTTGTTTTAGCTAATCCTCTTGGTAAAATAAGATTTAATCTATTCAAATCTTTTGACAATATTTTTTTTTCTATTTCAAAGTGAGCTTGACTAAATCCTCTATAAAACATTTTAGGGGCTATTATCTTACAGAATAAAAGAAAGTTATTTTTGAATTTATCTATCATATTATTTATTCCTTTTTATCAAAAGTATCATTTAACCATTTATCAGTATCAAAATCATCTTCCTGTTTATTATATTCTTTTTCTTGCCTTTCATAGATACCATATACTAGTTCACTACCAGCTTTTTGTTTATTGATTTTCCACTCTTTTTCAATAGGATTATAAAACTTAGAACCTTTAGGAAAGGTCTTTAAATAATCTATTATATCTCTACTTTTACCACTACTCCAGTCCTCACTAGTGAATTTAATTACTAATATGTTACTATTTAAGTGTTTTAGTATCATTTTCCCTATTCCTCACTTGAACTTTTAGATAATTTTAAAATTTGTTCTTCTTTATCAACACTATCAGAAAGTATTTTAGTATTTACCATTTCAAGTTGATTAACTACAGTAGATTTCTTAGGATAAGCATCTAAAAGAATATTTACTTCTTTAGCAACTTTAATCATTGCATCTGGATTCCTATCT